TACTTGGGCTAACAGACCATCAAATTATTGCTACTTCAATAATGAAAGAATATGAATTTGAAATTAAAGCAATAATAGAAAGAGAAAAAGTTGATGTGGAGAAGCAAAAGGTAACAGGAAATACGGATGAGAATGAAGAACTTCTAAAAACTTTGAATAAATTTCTTGAAAAATTAGAGAGGGATAAAAAGACATGGGAATAGTAACAGATGAAATAAGAATGAATCTTTTTAAATCTTTAAAAGAATATAGAGGACATCCTTATGAATTTGCAAAGTCAGTATTGGGAATGCACCTTATATATAAAGGGCAAAAAGATATTTTAGATAGTCTTGAAAAGTATTTAATCACTGTTGTTACCTCAGGACATTCAACTGGAAAAACTGCTATAGAAGCAGTAACAGCATTATATTGGCTTTCTACAAGGTATAAAGGCAGAGTAATAGTTATTGCTCCTACATGGAGACAGCTACAAACTGTATTTTATGCTGAAGTTAGTAAGTGGTATAACAAGAGTATTTTAAGAAAATTTGATATGTTTCTTTTAAAAAATAACATAATGCAATTTAATCATCTTGATTTGAAAAAAGAATGGTTTATGCTTCCAATATCTCCTAAAAGTCCAGATCAATTACAAGGGCAACATGGAGATAAATCTATGCAAGTAGAAGAAATTATGAAACAACTGGGAATAGAGTTTATTGACCCAGAAGACACACAACTTATGGAAAAGATAATAGAAATATTACAAAATCCAAAAGAGGGGGAAACTGGAGATGATTTACTTGTAATAGTAGATGAAGCCTCAGGGGTAAAAGATGAAATGATGGAAGTATTGCAAGGGGCAGACCCAGCAAGAATATTAGTATGTGGAAATATGACTAAGACCGTGGGGTTTTTTTATGAATGGGCTTTTGGAAAAAGACCAGGAAATACAAATGTAATAAGATTGTCTTCTGATAAAAGTCCTTGGATGAAAAAAGAAACTATAGAATCCATAATATCAAGATATGGAAAAGACTCTAATGTTTATAAAGTCAGAGTTGCAGGACTTCCACCAGATGGAGATGATGATGCATGTATTCCAAGAGAACTAGTAGAAAATGCTAAGAAATTAAAACCTAAAATTAATTATGAAAATACAGAAATATTAGGAGTTGACCCTGCAAGATTTGGGGGAGACTATACAGTAGGTTATTCTAGTACAGGTTCTGAATATTTTCTAGAATTCAACTATGATAAAAAATCTACAATGAACTGTATTGGTAACATAGTGAAATGGTGTCAAAGAACACCTGAAAAACTACATTATTTGACACTTGATGCAACAGGAGTTGGAGGACCAATTGCAGATAGAATCTATGAAATGTTAAATGAAGATTATACAGAAAAAAAGAAAGATAAAAACTATGTTCCTCTTCTCCCTAAACTAGAAGTTTTAGAAATAAATAATGGAGGAACAGCAATAAATGATAATGAATATGCAAATACAATAACAGAAATGTTTTTTACATTAAGAGATCAGCTTGAAAGTGGAGAAATTGTTTTTCCTGATGATGATGAATTAGTTCAAGATATCATTAGTAGAAAATATGAATTTACAAGTGAAGGGAAGTTTATTGTAGAACAAAAGAAAACATTTAGAAAAAGAATAAAAAGATCTCCAGGAAAAGGGGACGCTTTTTTATTAACAGTATATGGAGCTAAATTCATATAAAAGAGAGGTAGATATATGAAATTTTTTAAAAGTTTATTTAATATAGCTGGAAAGACAAACAAAGTTTTTTCTGCTATAAACATGTATATCAACCCTCCAGTTTATACAACCAAATATAACACCTATATAAAATCTGTCTTTAGAAATCCATCAGTAGCATGTGCCTATAAAAATCTTGATGATAACTTTATTAACATTAACTTCAAAGTAGCTCAGAAAGTTATAGTTGAAGAAAATGGAAAAAAGGTAGAGAAACAAGAAATTGTCTCTAATGCATGGATAGATAAAACATTAAAAAAGCCTTCAGTATTAACAAGTAAAACAGAATTTAAAAAATATTTATTATTTTATTTTCTGTTTGGTGGGAGAGTTTTAATTGAAAAAATAGACCATTTAGCAAGTAGCAGCTTGATAATGTATTCTCCTAATACCTATGAACTTATGTATGGAATAAATGGGATAAATTTAGAATCCATCCAATTTTCTACGCAAAATGTAAAAGGAAATGATTTATCAAGATACCATTTTTTAAAAGATATGGACCCAGAAGCACAGGTAGCCGGATATAGTGCTGGTAGTTCAAGATTAGAAGCTCTAGTTACAGTATCTGATTTAATTAACTTCATAATAATACACAATAATACCCTATTACAAAATGGAGGACATAAAGCAGGATTTTTTAAAAGTATCAAAGAATTTAAAACACAAGCACAAAGAGATGAACTAGAAAGTAAAATTAAAGCAGCAATAACAGGATATAACAATGCAGGAAAAATATCTGTACTTCCTGGAGATGTAGAGTTCATTCCTACAGATGTAAATCCTAAGGACCTTGATTGGTCTACAGGTTGGGTAACAGCTCATAAAATGATTGCTAACTTAATGGGAGTACCATTAACAATGGTATGGGATTCATCAAGTACTTATAACAATATTAAAGAGGATAAAACAAGACTTTATAAACAAACTCTTATACCTATTGCTAAAATCTTTGCTGAATATCTTACAGATGTCTTTGAGGATAAACTGGAAGAAGGTCAAGAAATCATAGTTGATTTATCTTCAATAGAAGAATTAAAAGAAGATGTAATGGAAACTCTTAAAGGATTAGATGGTATTTCATATTTAACTGTAAATGAAAAAAGAAATATTGCTTCTCAAACAACAGGAGTTCAAATATCACCATATCAACATGAAAATGCAGATAAAATCCTTATCAATTCAATGGTTACACCAATTGAGGAAATTAATATTGAAACTTCTCTAGATGAAAATAATGGAGTGGAAAGAGATGAAGAAGAAAATCAAGAAGAGGATTAGAAATATTTGCATACAGCAAAGGAAATATGAAGAAAAAATAGCAAGGAGCAGAGAGAGCTTGTTATATACTCCTTATAAATTGTTAGCAGAAGAACTTGAAAATACTTTTTTAAAATCTAATGATTTTAAAGATACACTTGAAAAAATTATAGAGAATACTTTTAAACCTAGTCTACAAAAAGTATTAATAAAGCTATCAAAACTGAATGTAGATGAATTTCTTTCTTATTTTACTGAAACCTTTAAGAGAACTTTGAACTTGCAAGATATACAAGGGATAAAGTCTAAGCTTCTAAATAGGACTTTAAAGAAGTATACAGCTAAAACAGTAGTAGATATTACTGAAACAACAAAGAATATCCTAAATGTAAAGATAACAGCATATACTCAACAAGGAATGAGCTTTAATGAAATGGTTAAAAGAATTGTAGAGGATACTAAAGGTGAAATAGGAAAAAACAGGGCAAAAGTAATAGCAAGAACAGAAACAGCAAAAGCTATAGGAGAAACAAATTTTCAAACAGCTACAAAAGCAAAGTTAAAAAATAAAGCTTGGGTTCATGCAGGTGGAGGAAAGAAAGATAGAAAATCACACATGGAACTTGATGGAGTAACAATAGGAATAAATGAATCATTCAGTGTAGGAGCAGAGGGAAGCACCCCACCTACTCAAATGAGATTTCCTAAAGACCCACAATGTACAGTGGCAGGTCATATAATTGGTTGTTTATGCCAGATTTATTATTTTTAAAAAAGGAGGAAAGTATGCCAAAAGGAATTGAAGAAAACAGAGAAATTGAAGAAAGATTTAAAAATTTAGAATTTCATAAGTCTTTTTCTTTATTACAAATTGAAAAAGCAGAAGGAGATGATCCTTATTACTTTGAGGGAATAGCAAGTACATATAAGAATGCAGATGCATATAATGACATATTTCTTGAAGGAAGTTTAGATGACATGATTGGAAAGAAAATTCCAGTAATGCCTAATCATTCATGGGATATTTTAAAAGCAATAGGACATGGAACTTTAGAAAAAGATGGTAATAAAATAGTAGTAAAAGGATATTTTGTTAAAGATGACCCAGATGCAGAAAAAATAGTAAAACTAAAAAATGCAGGAGTTCCAATATCTTTAAGTATAGGAGGTTCAGTAATTGAATCAACTATCATAAAGAGATCAGGACAACTTTACAGAGAAATATCAAAAGGAACAATAAGAGAAGTATCAACAGTATTAGCAGGAGCTAATTCAAAAGCAAAAATAACTAAATCAGAAGAAGGAGAGATGAAAATGCCAGGAACAGTAGAAAATAATGGAAATGTAGCACAAGTACCAAAAGAAGAAATGGACAGAATTGTAAAAAGTTTAGAAGAATTTGAAAAAACAAAGAAAACTTTAGAAGCAGCAACAGCAACATTAGAAGAGTATTCAAAGGCTATTAAAAAAGATGGGAAAGAAGTAACTCCACCATCAAAAGAACAAGAAGAAAAATTTGAAAAGCAATTTAAAGAACTAAAAGAAAAATTTGAAAAACAAGAGTTAGAATATAAAAAAGCTGTAGAAACATTAGAAAAAATGGAAAAAGGAAATATAGATCTTAGTGGAAAAGTAGGAAATCCTTCTGAAATAAATTTTAAAAAGCATGTTGATTCATTAGATAACTATATTAGAACTGGGGTAGTAAATGAATTTTTGAAATCACTTAATACAGGAATAGAAAGTGGTGGTGCTTTAATTCCTGATGAAAAGGTACATGAAATACTAGCAAAAGTAAAAAATTACTCTAAATTATATGCAGATGCTAAAGTTTATACAATGACAACTAATAACACTAAGATTCCAGTAAGACAAGATAATTTAAATGCCTTTCAAGGAGAAAAGGAAGGTGGAGTTGAAAATGGACTTAGAGAAACAGAGTTAACATATAAAAATCTTACTTTGGAAGTTGGAAAAATTTCAGCTAAGGTAAGAGTAACACAAGAAATGATAGATGATAGTGATTTTGATATCTTAGGAGAAATATTAGGTGTATTTTCTCAAGACTCTGGGGAGTTTATAGGACAAAAAGTATATCATGGAGTTTTAGGAGAAGTGGATTCTAAAGGAACAGAAATACAATTTGAAGGAGTTTATAAAAATGAAGAACTTGTAAATAATGCTTTAGTATCTAGCCTAGTTGGAGATTTTACAAGTGAAGATATAGAAGCTATGCCATTTGCTTTAAATATAGCTCATAGAACAGGTGGAAAATATTATTGTGGAACAAAAGCTTATGCAAAAATTAAAGCAATGAGAAATAAAGATGATGGAAGTAAATTATATCCATTTGAAAATGGAGTATTAAAGGTAGATCAATATGAAGTAGAAGAAGAACCATTTATGGATGGAATTATTCAAGGTAAATTTCCAATTTTATTTTGTAACCCTAAAGAGTTCTATGCAATAGGAAGAAGAAAAAACATGACTATTGAAAAAGATAGGGATGCAGACAATGATTCATGGGCATACTTTGCTAGAATGAGAAGTGGGTCAAGAGTTAGAAAACCTTGGTTTGGGACTCTTTTAAAAATTAGAACAACTGATGACCCAGCTCCAGCAGCTGAATTGGTATCTATAACAGTATCTCCTAAAAATGCTACAGCAAGTGCTACTGGAGAAAAGGTATTCACAGTAATGGGAACTTATTCTGATGGGTCACAAGAACAAATAACAGGAGCTAAATTTGTAAGTTCAAATATAGCAGTAGCAACAATAGAAAATACAGGTATAGCAACTGTAAAAGGAAATGGTACAACTACTATTACAGCTACATATCTTGAAAAAACAGCTACATCAACACTAACAGTAACAGGAATAGCTTAATATAGATAAACGGAGGTGTTATCTATGTCAAGAAATCTAATAATAACAGCAGAGGAACTCATTAAATTGAGTTCTTCTGACTTAGATAAAGATTCAGCAGAAATATTTGCAGAAATGGTAACAGACTATATTCATAATCTTGTTGGTTGTTCTTTAGAATATGGAGAAATGACAGATAGATTAAGAGGAAATAATCAAAATAGATTATATCTAAAAAAAAGACCTGTAGAGAAATTAATAAGCATTGTAACAAATGAAAGTAGTGGAAATATAGATGATTATATTGTAGGAAGAGAATATATAGAAACAAAACAAGGAGTATTCCCTCAAGGCTTTGGACTGCATTTTCCATATTTGGCAATGAAAAGTCTTGAAGATGTAATAATAGAAATCAAATATATTGGAGGATATAAATATCCTGTAGATGGAGATAAAGGAAATGTTCCTTGGGATTTAAAAATGGGAATTGCTATGCTAGTAAATCAATTAATTTTTGATAACTCACAAAATTCTAATTTAACAAGTTATAGAATTTCTGATATAGCGTATACATTTGTTGAAAAAACTGATAGAGATGATAAATTTTTATCAATTTTAAGGAGGCATTTTTCATGGTAACAGTAACAAGAAGTATTCCAATGCTAGATAAAATAGATAAAACTAGCAAATATTTAAAGAAACATGGAGTAAAAGTTGGAATATTTGGAGAAAATGCAGCTAAAGAGCAAGAAGGAGTAACTATTGGATATTATGCTAAATGTCTAAATTTTGGAACTTCTAAAATGGAAAAGAAATCATTTTTTTATGATGCAGTACAAAGCAGAGAATCTATAGAAATTATCAAAGAAAAACAACAAGAACTTTTAAAAGAAGGTTTTTTAGGAGAATTAACAGGAGAAGAAATATTAACTCAATTAGGAATATTTGTTCAACAGAGGATAAAAAGTTATATTCTTGATAATGAATATAAAAATAAACCAGGAACTATAGCTAGAAAAAAGAGGAACAAGGAAAATACCTTAAGAGAAAATGATTTTTTATTGAATTCTATTTCATTTGAAATAGTTACTTTATAACAAGGGAGGAATAAAAATGATATTGTATGTATTAACATTTATAGTAGGGATGGCAACAACTTTAGGAATACAGATAATTAGTAAAAAAGTACAAGATAAATTCTTTAAATAAGGAGATAATTTATGAAGGGAATGAATGTACTTTTACCACCACCACTCCAAACCTTAAAAATATTTGGAGAAGAAAAATGGGAAAATGGAAAATTGATTTCTGAGAATAGTGAAAAATTAATAATTGGAAAAGTATTACCTTTGAAAGCATGGGAATTATCTCAACTTAATGGAGGAACTTTATCAGCAGATACAAGAAAGTTTTATACTAAAGGAAATATAAAAGAAGGAGAAGAGGCCATTTATAATGGGAAAAGATATAAATTAACCTCTTTTAAAGATTATCCTGAAGAAGCAGATATAAAAATTCTTTTAATGGAGTATACAGCAGATGAAAGTTAAAGATTTTATAGATATGATAAATGAACTTTTAAAAGATAAACAAATGCAAGTAATACCTGCAAACTTTGGTAAAAAATTCCCTAAATATCCATTTGTCACTTATGAAGTTATAGATGGAGAAAGTGATCCAGTAATGAATGATAGAATTATAAGAGAAGAAAAGCTTATAGATTCTTTTACTTTTAGAGATGAAGCAGATATACAATTTAGAGTTTATTCCTCTTCTCCTGATGAAGTAATGGAAGAAAAAGACAAACTCTTTAGAATTATATATATTAATTCAAATAAATTCATGAAAGCTGGATTTGGAATCATAAATCATGTTCAACGAGGAAGTTTAACAGAAGATGTAGAAAAGAAAAAGGTACACAGTATGATATTTGACTTAACTATTGATTATAACAATACAGAGGAAAGAATTATACAACAACTTGAAGGCATAGAAATTAAAGGAGATATAGAAAAAAATTTAAATTTAAAGGAGGGAGAATAGATGGCTGGAGTTAAAGATACATTTAGTCCTTTTAACCGTACAGTAGTAAATATAACTGAAGTTAAATCGCTGAGAAATGAAGCACTTAATTCTATTTTATTTATAAATACTAAAGCAACAGCTTTTAAAAATGTTGAAGAGTTTAGTGGAGCAATGTCAGATACTGAGATTTCAGAAAAATTTGGAAAAGATACAGCACTTTGTAAAAAAATAAGAGCTGCTCTTACACAGGTAGACAATGGAGGAAATTCAATTGCACCTCAAAACTTCTATAAAGCAGATATACCTATTACAGAAGATGGAGATATAGAAGTAATAGCACCACAGGTGGAAGCAGCTATAAAAAGAGTTACATTAGATTTCCAAAGACATTTTTGTATTTTAGTATTTGATGACTGTACACATTTAACAGAAGAGATTTTAACAAGATTAGATACTATTTTAACAGCTTGGGAATGTTTTGCATGGCTTTTAGTAAAAGAAAAAGCTTTTGTAACAGATAAAATATTGAAAATATCAAGAATGGGTGGAATAAAAGCTCATTCACTAGGTGAGAACAGTTATGAAGAAATAGCAGATGCAGCATTTGTAGGTAGAGTAGTTTTCATGGGAGTTGGAAAAGCTGATGGAGAAGCTAAAACTTTAAAAGGAGTTACAGAAGATAAACTATCTATAGCAGAAAATGATGGTGGAGATTTAACAGTATCAGAAGCAGATGATTGGACTAAAAATAAACATGTAAATCTATATGTTCAAACTGTTTATGCTTATGAAGAAACATCTGGAATGCAACTTTTCAATGGAGATGAATTTATAAATAAATGGGAATTGGCAAAAGTAAAGCTGGATATCTCTATGGACCTAAGTCAATTAAGACATGAAAAGGAAAGAATGGGAGTAACAGATTATGATGAAGCAGATGTCAGAGCAACCATTATAAATAGATTGGATATATTAAAAATAGATCCTAAAAATCCAAATAAGACAACAGGTATGTTGAGAGATTATACTTGTGAAGTAATAGAATTAGATAGAACATTGGAAGATAATGTAAATAAATTTATGTTTAACATTCAACTATCTTTAAGTGGTATAGGGAAGACATTTGGAATAAATATAACTGCTTATAAAGATGGAAGATCATTTGATATAGAGGAGGCATAGAAGATTATGGCAGGAGAGAGAACAAAGAGTACAAAAAAAATTAGTATAAAAATAATTCCTGTATCTGGAAGTTCAAGAACTTTAACTAATCTTTTTGATTATGACCCAGGAGAAGGACCATCAAATGCAGCAATGGGAGATGAAGCAGATTTAGGAGGAAGAGTACCTGTAACAATATCAGAAAATAGGTCAAGAAAACCAATAGTTACAGTTTCAGCAGATACTACAGATGAAAAATATATGAAAAGATTAGAAAGAGAAAAAATTGAATTTAGAATGATAGTTATAGATGAAACAGCAGTTAGTGTTAAATATCAACATACTTGTTCAGAATGCAGGATAGAAAAAGCAGTTGCTAAGACTGTAAGAGATACTAAAACATTAGCTTTTCAAATATTAACACCAGAATTTGAAGAAAAAGAAATATAGGTTAATATAAAATATAAAAGGACATTGGCAAAAGAATAAATCTGAGGATATTTTCATTGTGTTTATTAAGGCATAATAAATAGAATGAAAAAATTAAAATAAATATTGACCACGTATTGAATACGTGTTAAAATATATTTGAGGTGGTCGATATGACGTCATCGGACCTAATCAGGATACTCAGGAAAGATGGGTGGATTTTAAAGGAAGTAAGAGGAAGTCACAATCACTTTGTACATCCTGTGAAGAGTGGGAAAGTAACAGTTCCCCATCCTAAAAAAGACTTACCTATTGGAACTGTGAACAGTATTTTGAAACAAGCAGGGTTGAAATAACCCTGCACCACCTCAAGCAATTAAAAAGGAGTGTATAAAATGAATGATATAGTTTATCCAGTTATACTAACACATCAAGATAAGGTAATTTATGTAGGAATACCAGATCTAAAACTTGATAATTTTACAACATATGGAAAGGATATAAATGAAGCTGTAAAGTTTGCAAAAGAAGTAATAACACTCAACTTATTAGATTATGAAGAAGAAGGAAAGAAGTTTCCAAAAGCAAGTGATATAAAAGAACTAAAGAAAAGCTTAAATGAAAACCAAGAAATTATTTATGTGAGTTTATGGCTGCCTTATGAAAAAGCTTTAACAAAAACAATATATAAAAAAAAGACTCTTAGTATACCTAGTTGGCTTGATATGTTAGCAACAGCAAAAAATATAAACTTTTCACAAGTTTTACAAAAGGCTTTAAAAGAAGAATTAGGAATTAAATAAGAATAATCCTCAACACATTATATACACACTTATAATACATATGATACAGTTGAGATGAAACCATGGGAACAAACTTTAAAGACCTCATTCACCTGTTAGAGAAAAATGGGTGGAAATATGATAGAACTCATGGTAGTCATTATATCTATGCTAAAGATGGAAGAGCATAAGGCAAACAAAGATATAAAGATTGAGTTATATCATAAATTTTTAAAGGATGCTAGAATGAAATAGCTCCAGTTTCCCTTGAAAAATAAAAAAAGGAGGGAACCATGAAAGACACATATATTTATCCAGCAATATTTCATAGAGCAGAAGAAGGAGGATATTGGATAGAATTTCCTGATTTACAAGGTGCTAATACACAAGGAGAAACTTTAGAAGAATGTCTGTATATGGCCAAAGATTGTTTAGCAGGATATATGAGCATTTTAGAAGAAGAAGATAAAGAAATCCCTGAAGCTATTATACCTTATCAAGGACAAATAGAAAAAGGGGATTTTGTTCAATTAATAGAAGTTTATATGCCTCCTTATAGAGATGAATATGAAAATAAGGTAGAAAGAAGAAATGTAACGATACCAAATGGCTTAATAGATTAGCAAAAGAAAAAAATATAAATTGTTCTTCTTTATTAGTAGCAGCTTTGAAAAAACATTTAGGTTATTAAAAACTAAAAAAGGGAATATTTAAAAAGAAACCTCAGAATAAAATCTGAGGTTTTTTATTGAAAAAACATTATTATTGTTTATCATAATTTCAAGCATAACTTTAGAGAACTATATAAGAGTCTTTTTGTTATTTGATAAGGAGATATAGTAATATTTAAGAAAATGAAACAAAAGAAGCCCCGAAGGGCTGAGGTAGACTAGAGGACTAAAATGATTACAATTAAAGCAACAATCACAATCAAAAGAATTGCAACTAAGGTACCACCCTCAATCTGATTGTTGCTAAAATTAAATTCAAATTTAATCATAGTAAACCTCCTTTAGATAGTTAATCTACTACTTACAAGAAACGTGACTAACTTATAAGTATGAGAAAGGCTCCCTCATCAAAGAGAGAGCCAAACTCATCACGTTTTATTAACTATCTAAAGTGCCCTTAAGGGACTTCTAACTTAATTATAGCATAAATCTACAAAAAGTCAAAAACATCATATATTATTTTGAATTTTATAGGACTAGATGATAATAATGTATCGATTATAATTAAAGAGATACAGGATGAGAATATTAGGGATTATTTTATTAATCTTAGAAATTATTAGTTTACCTTGTGAGGAGAGTAAAAGAGTTAATAGACACAAAAGACTTATCTATTTTAGAAGCTAAAGCACAGGCAGAAATAAAATATATTTTAGTTAAAAATGAACAAAAGTAAAAATTAAAGAAATAATTTTTTATTTTAAGGAGGAGATCATGGAGAATAGAACAGAAAATAAAAAAGTTGAATTTTATATTTGGAGAAAAGAGAAGGATGAATATGAGAAGATTCTTTTAGAAATACAATCAATGGATAAATTTATTTTTAATAAGGTTGAAGGTCATTTTATAAGAGATTTAGATTTAGAAAAATTTGCAGGAAGTATATTTAAAGAAATGATTGTATCACCAGTAGAAGCTAGAGAGTTAGAATTTTGGGGAGAAGATATTCAAGGAATAGATCAATTTGCTGGAATATTAAGTGAGATACAAGAGGGTTTTTACAAATCGAAAAAGAAAAGACCAAAAGTAATATTCAAAAAGGCAGAGAACTATCTGAAAGGAGAGGCTTAAGATGGCAACTGTATGAAGATTTATTGACTTTAGAATTAAATATTTCTTTAGAGTATATATTAAATTGTGATGAAGAAAAATTTTGGGAGATATGTTTTAGATATGAAAATTTATTATTAAATTGTGAGAAAATTCCAGAAGAAAGGAGGAATGTTTGGTGGCAATGGATGAATTAGTAGTAGGCTTTCGATATAAAATTCTAGATGAAGCAAAAGTAAAAATAGATTCTGCTTTAGAAAGAGCTGTAAAAAGAACAAAAGAGCTAGAAAAACAAGGAAAAAAAACTTATAGTGCTTTAAAAAATGAAATGGCAAAATTTACAGAAATGCAAGAAAAAAGTAATAAAAGTTCTAACAGACTTATGGCTACTTTAAAAGCTATAGGAGCAGTATTACTAACTACTGCTACATATAAAAAAGCAGTTACTTCATATTCTGATTTGATAGAAACACAAAATAAATTTAATCAAGTTTATAAAGAGCATTCTTTAGAAGCAAATTTATGGGCAGAAAGATATTCAAAAGATATGGGAATGTCAGTAAAAATAACTAAGGAAGCAATGGGAGATATTCAGAACTTATTTACAGGATTTGGAATGGGAAGAAAAGAAGCAATGGATCTTTCAAAACAAATAATATCATTAGGAAATGATTTGGATAGCTTTAATAACCTTAGTTCAAGAGGAGTGAATGTTCAGAAAACAATGCTTTCAGCTTTGATGGGAGAAAGTGAAGCAGGAAAAACTTTAGGAGCTAGTTTATTAGAACCACAATTAAAAATAGCAGCTTTGGCATTAGGGTACAAAACATATAATACTAAAATGGCAGAAACAGAAAAAATTAGAATAAGATTAAAAGCTATAGAAATGCAATCAAAAGATGCAATAGGTGATGTAGCAAGAAACCTTGATACAGAAGTTGCAAAAAGAAGAAGATTAAATGCAGAAATAGAAACTCTATATCTTAATTTAGGAAAAGAATTAATGCCAGTTCAGATGGAGTTGTTGAAAGTTAGTACTCAAGCTATACAGAAAATAAATGAAAATAAGGAGGCATTTAGTGCTGTTGGAAGAGTAATAAAAACAGTCATAACTGTTGGAATGGAATTTATTACTTTTTTAGGAGGAAGTGGAATAGAATCTAAAGTTACAAGAGCAGCTTTAGAATTATTGATAGAAGGATATTTAGCATGTAACTTAGTAGTTGGAACAGCAACAGCTATAACTAAAATACATAATTTTTTTGTAGGAGAGAGTTCTACTAGAGCAACTTTAATAAGTGCAGGAGCAATTATCAAAAATACTGCTGTAAAAATAGCCAATACAACAGCAACAGTAGCACAAATATTGCAATAGGAATAGGAAATGGAATATCAAAAACATTTGCAATAGTAACTAATTTATCAGCAACTGCACAATGGGCTTTTAATGCTGCTTTAGCAGCAAATCCAATAGGAGTAGTTGTAGGTGGATTGATTTTATTAGGTGGAGCTATGTATATGGCTTATAAAAAATCTGAAACATTTAGAAATATAGTTGGAGCAGTTTTTAAAGGTTTAAAAATAATGTTTGATTGGATCACAGGAAAAACAGTTTTTAATTTTATTAAAAGCCTTTTTATGGGAGATTCTAAAAAAGAAATAATACTTACTGAAAAGAAGGCTATTGAACAAGTAAATATAGAAAAAAGTGATAGTAAAACAAAAAATACAATAGAAATGATAGATAAGAGAAATGATATTCCTAAATATGCAAAAGGTACTAAATATGCAATAGGAGGTTTATCATTGGTTGGAGAAGAGGGACCAGAACTTGTTGATTTACCAAAGGGCTCTAAAGTATTTGATGCTACTAGAACAAATAAAATAATTAAAGGGA